GTCGGTGGCGGCTGGAACAAGTTGTCCCCGGTTGCCTTCGACATTGGACCGCTCCAGGCGGCAGACCTGCAGTTGATGCAGCAACTGGATAAGCTGGGCAACAAGATGCTGGTTAAGCCGAACACCCTGGCGTGCGGATCGGCGCTGAAGTTCGTCGCCCGCACCCTGCTGAACTCCGAATGGTATCCTACAACGGGACCGCAGAAAGTTAGTGGGACAGGTGCTGCTTCAACCATCGGCACGACCTATGCGCGGAACGTGATGGACGGGATGTACAACCTCGTCATCAGCCTGTTCCTACCGCAGAAGGCCTGGGCCCTTGGCATGGCTGGCAAGGGATTGGTCGGTCAAATCCGGGATCCCCTCGAAGTCGTTCAGGAGAACCCACAGAGCGGTGTGGCGTTTAGTGCAGACGAGTTCCGGTTCCGCGCGCGATCGCGGTGGAACTTCGACTGGCTCGAGCCCCGTTTCTGGGTCCTCGGCAACGACGGCACGGTGTAAGGATAGATCAATGAGACTACGGGACCCCAACGGGAACAACCCGACGGGCCACCCGTCTCTTAACCTTCAAAGGAGGAAGCCATGAAAAAGATTTTAACAGTGGCTGCATGGGCCATCCTCGCCCTGGCTCTCCCGGCCAGAGCCATGGAAATTGCTTACAATCAACCGCTTGTGAACACGATCGTCACGACCACTCAGTCGTACACCATCGACATGAGCGCCTACGGCGCGGACACCCTGTCTATGAGCCTCGGATATTCTAGCGCGACAGTAATGGCGTCGAGCACGACGTTCAACGATGGTAAAGTATCTACGGACACGATCACGGTCGTGTCGACGACATCCCTAGTAGGCGTAGCTGGTACGTCATCACTGGTCGTCAAGTCCACGAGTAGTCTCGCTCCTGTACAGGCGACGGAAACTGTCGTCATCAGCTCCACGGACCTCGTTGGGAAATGCCTGTTCATCTCTTGGGTATCATCCGGCAGCCTGTGCGGTAACAAAGATTTTCAGGTCGCCTCGTCTACTGCTCAGACGGCCTTGAACCTTGCCAACGCGATCACAGGCTTCACGGCCGGAGCCGTGGATGTATCTGTCAACTCCAGTATTTCAGGTTCGACCATTACTCTGACGGCGCACGTCGCCGGGTCGTACGCTAACGCTTGGGCTGTTAACTCCAGTACTCCAACGGCCATGTACGTCAGCGGAGGTGCGAACTTCAAGGGAGGCCTGGACAACACGTACTTCGCGCTGAACGGTAGGATGTACACGCAGGGCACGGACTGGACGGCAGATACCAACTACTCCAGCAACACGTGCGTGTCCATCCAGAATGCCATCAACAACTCGAACTTTGGATTCACGGCATCGACGGCATCCGACTACGTGACGACCAATATAAAGTGCTCGAGCGTCGGGACGTACTGCAACACGTACACGCTTGTATCCAGTTCGCCAACGGTCCTGGCTGTCAGCTCCGCGACGTTCCTGGGAGGGCAGAACGCGGCGTTCATCGTCATCGGGACTTTCACGATCACGCAGGGCACGACGCAGGGGCCTGGCGTCTGGGCAGTAGGTTCCAGCGTGAACGCCACGGCGTTGAACATATCCAGCGCCATCGCCAACACGACCGGCCTTTCGAGCATCGTCGTCAGCTCCGTCCCAGGGAATTCCGGGGTCATCTACGCGACGTCGACTGCCGTCGGGACCGGGACGGTCTTCTACCTCTGGACGAGCACGCCGGCACTTACGGTCGGCGCGGCGCAGTTCTTCGGAGGTGTAAACACAGCGGAGTTCATATCGTCCTCGACCTTCTACATCCCTTCCCACGGTTTGGCGTCCGGCGCGGAAGTGTATTGGAGCACCGGGTCAGGCGTCGGAATCACGCCCCTTGTTTACGGGACCACGTACTACGCCATCGCCTTGGACGCCAACGACGTACAGCTGGCGCTCACATCGACCGGCGCCATCGCCGGTAGCTACATAACCCTGACCTCGTCCTCGACAACGGGTCCGCACAACTTCACGTTGAATCCGTTGCCGGTTACGGGAGCTATCAACTTCTCCTGGCAGCAGTCGGACGACGGGGTCAACTGGTCGACCATGACGGTGACCGCCGCAAACGTGACGGTGGCCGCGACCAACGTCGCCACCCCTTGGAGCCCTGGGACCTCGTTCTGGGACTTCGGTACGATCAACACGCACTATCTGAGGCTGTGGATCGCGGGGCCGTTGACAGGCCAGGAGAAGGTGTCCGTGTACGGGTACGGCAAACGGTTCAAATGGTAAAGGAGGACGACGATGGGAAAACCCCAAGTTAGAGCATCCGAGAACGACCCAGCGAGGCCGGTGGCCAGATGGGTGGGTCCGGCGAACATGGACCCGGAGACGGCCGCAGAGCTCGCGGAGACGGCAGCGGACATGCAGAGGGCCAGGGACCGCGCGTCAAAGCAGTCCAACAAGCTGTGCCGGTTCATGAACGAGACCTTCTACCGGGTGGACAAGACGTGGCCATGGTTGAAGTGGAGCGTCACCGGCGAGCAGATGAAGGTGCGGTTCTTCTTCCCGACGAAGAACCTCGCCATCGACCAGTTCGCGAACCCGACGGACTGGGACCGCAAGCAGGTCGAGGCGAAGCGAAGGCTGTTCAAGGAGCACGGGATCAAGTACTTCCCCATGTTCCCGGAGAATAAGTTAATGGAGCTAGCGGACTACCTATGAAAAAGTTTCTCCTAACGGCCCTGGTCCTCCTATGGAGTGCATCCTCCTCCAGGGCTGTTACGGGGAACTATGCTCCGTTAATCGTATTGCCAGCCGGTAGTGTTGTATATGGTAGCTCCAATGGGATCCCTCTTAGTAGTTCTACGGTATCGGTCGACACCACTACACTGCAACTGAAGGTAAAGGATATCCAGATCAGCGGGACCTGCACAGGGTCGGGATGTGGGGCCGGTTCAACTATACCTCCTATCGGAGTTGCTTACGGATCAAGTTCTGGGTCTGTTACTAGTGATCCTGGTAACTTTAGCTACAGTGCATCCTCAGCCGAAGTGCAGCTTGGTACAAGTACCAACCTGTCCACGACTAACGACAGATTGATGTTGATTGGGGGGACCGATTTCTCACAGACGAACTTAATTAATTTTTGGTATCCGAGCTACACGAATGAACCGAGACTGGGGTTGGGTTGGCTGGACGGACCCGATCAACTCTTGCTAGGGGGATTCTATTACGATATTCTTAGTCAGGGGTTCACATGGTGGGGTGCGGGCGCGGGTCCTTACCCATCCATGGTTCTCATGACTGCATCTGCCCCTCAGGGCGGCGGAACCATGATGAGTGTGGGAGGAAATTCCAATTACGGGGGAAATTACAGCGCGAGCCCGAACGCCGACCTCTACCTGTACGACAGCTCGCAGAACGGCAGAACGATGTTCCAGATATACGGCAACAATTCCGGCAAGGCCATAGACTACAGCGCGAATTTAGGAGTCGGCAACCGTCAAGACGCTTTCTGGGTCGATAACACGGGCGGCGTCTATTCCATCAGCGGCGCGACGTTCACGACCGTCGACGTTTCCAGCCTCACGAGCTCCTTTATCACCGGGACGAATAGTGTCGGAAAGATTATCGCATCGAGCGCGACAACGGTCATCGCGAATCTGAGCTCGTCGCTCTATAGCGTCCAGCAGGCGACCGGGGCACTATCTATTTCAATTAGTAATGTGGGGTCTGCCACCGGCACGATCAACACGGCGCTATACAATACCCAACAGGCCACTGGGACGATCCTATCCAGCGTCAACGCATTGACGGCCCAGGTGTCGACGGCGGCCTACATCAACAAAGCCAACACGTTCTCGTCATCCCAAACCATCACCGCGCCTGGTGGTGTCGGAGTGACCTACAACCTAAATGTTGGGACCATGACGGGCGCGGGCCTGACGAATTGCGGAGATACCAGCCATGCGTTGTCCTGGACTAATGGCCTATATGGCTGCCAGGCCCTTGCAACCGGTGGCGGCGGAGGAGGTGCTTCAACGCTCGCTGTAGCGACTGGTTCCGTAGGCGGGTTCGGCGTCCCGGCGTCCAGCCCGACTTCTGCGATTGTTTTCGATAGCAGTACGTTCATGGTTCAGCTTACTGGAACGTCTACTGGATTCGTTCGCACAAACGGATCGTCCGTCACTTTGCAGGGGAACGCCGTAAGCCTCTCGGCGCTCAATACCGGCGTTTACAATTTGGGAATAGCGACAGGATCGATCCTCGGGAACGTCAGCAGTATTGGCGCGGCAACGGGAACGATCAATACGGCAGTCTATAACGTGAGCCAGGCGACGGGAACCCTGGCCTACAATGTTGGACAAGCAACGGGAACTATGCTTGGATCGATATCCAGTATAGGAACGGCCACGGGCACGATGAACGCTGCCTTATACAGCACTCAACAGACAACGGGAACTTTGGCTTATAACGTTGGACAGGCCACTGGAACTTTGGCATATAATGTCGGACAAGCAACAGGAACCAATCTATCGCTCATCAAGGCCGTCGGCGTTTCGACGGGGACTTTGGCGTATGGCGTAGGGCAAGCGACCGGGACCATCTTATCCAACCTGAATGCGGTAACGGCGCAAATATCCACTGCGGCATACGTTAACTTAGCGAACACATTCTCGTCGTCACAAACGATTACGTCCGCTGGAGGTCTGGGTGTATCGTATGGAATAACGGCAGCATCGGTTACTACAACATCCCCCGGTGACGGGGAAATTGATTTTGGGAGAGGCGGTTACACTTATTACGCCGTGTCATCTAGTGCGCCAGCCAATAATACTACGAGCCATTTAGCGGTGTGGAGCGGCACGACGACTCTTGTCGACGGAGGTCCGGTGCCCACGAGCGGCGGAGGAGGTGCTTCAACGCTCGCTGTAGCGACTGGTTCCGTCAGTGGTTTTGGTGTCCCTGCGTCTAGTCCGACGACAGCGATCGTCGGCGATAGCAGCACATTTAACATACAACTGATAGGTGCATCAACGGCGTTTATGAGTTTGAACCCTTCATCTGTCACGTTGCAGGGGAACGCCATCAGTTTGTCAGCATTGAATACGGGCGTTTACAACGTCGGCCTCGCGACTGGAGTAATCCTCTCCAGCGCCAACGCATTGACGGCGCAGGTGTCGAGTGCGGCATACATCAACCAGGCCAATACCTTTTCGTCTTCGCAAACGATAGTTGGTACGGTATCTGTCGTGGCTCTTACCTTCAGCACAAGCCCCATTAAGACGGGGAATTACACGGCAATCTGTACCGATTCAGTCCTGTTGTCCAGCGCGGCGGGCCCATCCAGCGTCGTGTGGTCCACGGTCACGCTCCCGGCGGCCTCGGCCTGCCCTGGGCATCAGATCACCATTTGGAAGGTCGATTCGAGCACGCAGCCGACCGTCCTCATGGCCAACCCCGGCGACGTGATAAACGGGACCGGAACGTTGACCTTCTTCGCGCCTTCGCAGGGGTGCGATAAATTGGTGTCGGACGGCGTCAATTCCTGGCGCGGGCTCTGTTACCAGAACCCGGCTATTATCGGGAATTTATTAACCGCGCAGACGGCTGTGGCGTTGAGCGCGTCCAGCAGCACGATATCGATCGGCGTCTATAATCCCAGCCCGGCCATGGTTTGCGGATATCGTTTCAGCATTGGCACGAGCGGCGGTGGAAGTTGCTCTCCGGGCGTCACAACCGGCGGCTGCATGAATTTAATAACGTACGACGCGTTCGGGAACATCATCGAATCCACGGGTCCGGTATCGGACGCGACCACGAGCTTCCAGAATTTGTTGACCACTCCATTTTTCGTCCCGCAAGGATCTCTGCTTCTGGCCCTCCAGGCCAACAACACGACTTTCAAGTACGTCCCGATATACGGCGCGACTCAGGTCAACTTCAGCGGATATTATCAGACCAGCACGAGCATGACGCCTCCCAGTCCTCTGAGCCTGGCAACGACGCTCGTTCAACCGCCCGATATCTCTTTATTAACATGCGGAGGACCTTGGACAAAATGAGAAAATTAATTTTCGGGCTATTCGTATTTCTTCCATGGCAGGCATTCCCCGGAACGTTCGCCGTCAACCAATCCGTCGGACACGAACACCTGGGAATGGGTCGATGAAAGCGCTTATATGATCAACGCCAACTCCGGACAGGCCGACCCGTTTGGAACCGTCCAAATCCTGGGGACCGTGATGTTCAGGGGGGACCGTGACTGTGCAATGAGAACTCTCGCTCTGCTGCGGAGCCGTGGTCTCGCCGTGATTCGTCATGTGCTTTGGTTTTCAGTGTTTTTTATGACGGTTCCCGCTTGGGCCGGGCGCGGATTTCCTTCCATCTCCGTCAGCCAGATCGTCCCTTTGTTATTGGCCAACTGCACCTCCTATCAAATGGCCGACTATGACGCCGCCAGAAATCAAGTCTTGTTTTATCCTTATGGGAATACGACGGCTGGTGAAGTCTTGAACGGGAAATTGTTGGTTTTCAATGTGGCTGCCGGAACGCAGAATTTTACCAATCCATCCGATTGGACGGTGACGAATTTGCAGTCGGTGGCGGGAAGCACTAACGCGGCGAGTTTCGGAGGCGGTTTTTTGGATGCGTCCGATACCTATGCCTACATGGTCGGCCGCTCCATCAACAATACGACCTGGGCGGGCCAAATCAATTTAGCGTCGATGCACTCGAACCATAACAGTCCATCGGCCTATTCGTGGTTCGATCCTACGACGATCACGCCGACAGCGGGCAGCGGCGGATTCTCGGGAATCTATGCTAACGGATACGCTTACTTCGCTCCCACTCAGACGAATATATTCATCGAGTTTAACGGCGCGGATTCTTTCTCCAGCGCGAGTTCTTGGACGAGTTATGACCTGAGCAACGTTCAAAGCAACATCGGCGGTCCGCAATCGATGGCCTATATCGCGCCCTATGTGTACGGGATTCCATTCCAGGCTCCCGGCGGGGGATCCGCCTCCAGTTTGTTTTGGTCCTACAATACGACGTTGTCCTTTACGTCGGCTTCTTCTTACCAAGTCCTGGATTTAACGACGATATCCAGCATCCCCGGAGCGATTCGAAGCGGGTTGACGGAATTCACCGGTGGCGTGGTAGTCGGAAGCAGTTTAGTGCTTGTACCCTGGGGCGCTTCGCAGACCGCCGTAACCAAGAGCGTCGCGTTAAAATACGACTCAACCCAATCTCTTACGAGCGGTTCCGCTTGGCAATACATCCAGCTGACCAATGTCGATCCTAATGCCGGAGGGTATCAATTCGGATGGTTGGACGCCAACGGATTCATGTTTTTTGTTCCTACCCACAATTTTAATATGACCAATGGGGTAGGAACTCCGCCGTTGGTCGCGTGGGATACGACGCTCCCATTTTCGTCCGCCTCGTCATGGACATCGTATCCCGTTTCGCCCGTGAGGACGTGGCTCACGGGAGCGGCCTATGATCCGACGACCGATACCGCTTGGTCGTCCTCCTATAATCCGGGCGATGAACTGTCCTTCACTTTCCCGCTCACTCAATTTCAAGAAACGTATACGCCTCCGGCGGTATTCGCTTTCGGATCGGTGACCGCGAAAGGAAACGTGCAAATCAAATGAGTATGGAGGGTGTATGTTGATCCAAGTTGTCTACGCCACCGGTCAGACCGTATACGTGTTCATATGGAACGCCTCGGGGCAGATATGGAACAACAATACCTCGGCGTTTGAGACGTTCAACCCCGCCAACTGGTCCGGTTACGCGATAGCCGCCACCGAGCAGGTCGGAACCGGTAACTACTTCGCGAGCGTGCCGACGGGCATCGCGTCCCTAGCCGGAACCTACACATGGGCGGCGTACCGCCAACTAGGCGGGTCACCGGTGTCTGGGGACGCTCCGGTAGGACAGGGCAACTTAACCATTTCTAGCCCCTCTTCCAGCGGTCTAGCGGCCCTTCTGCAGAGCCTTCGGATGCTCGCGGACGATATGCCGGACTCACGGACGGCGTGGCAGGAGACCATGGGCGCTGCGGACCAACCGGCGTTCCCCTTAAACGGTGTCAACACCCTTTTCAAACTCAAGAAGACACCCATGGCGGATGCCGGTGGAGTCCCGCTGTACACATGGTACTCCATCATTTCGAACGGGGTGGCGACAACGACACGGAGCCAGGTCGGAATAACGGTCCTGGACCCGACCAACGGCATCATTCAAATCTCTCCTGCTCCGTCTCCGCAGGGGACGCCGCCCAACGGCCTGTACGTCGACTACAACTGGGTGTGGTTCACGGACGCCAAGTACACGGAGTTCCTTAACCGTGCGGCCAACATGACCCTGGCAGGTACCACCGATCCGACCACGATTCAGGAGGGCCTTATAGAGCCGATGCTCCAGTACGCCCTCGGGCAGTTCTGGTATGCGAGGGCGTCCAAGTACGCCGAGCAGTATGCCTCCAGCGGCGGCGAGGCCCGAACGGACGTCCAGACGGTATGCCAGGCATACCAGGCCCTGGGCAAGGCCGCCTACGCCAGGGGCGACTACTTGAAGGCCGATTTCTACAAGAGGCAGGGACAGAGGGAGGCTCCGGCTTACGGGGACGTCAATATCGTGTGGGACCCGATAACGCCTATTAGATAATGGCCGCGAACGTAAGCTTCACCATCAAGGTCCTCGTAACGAACGCCGGTGTCCTGCCGGAGCTCCAGGCTCGCATGGCGGACCTGGAACCGGCGTTCCACGAGATATACAGCGAGTGGGTGGAGATCAACGAGCAGAAGTTCGAGCTGTCCGTCGGCAAGGAGCTGACCGGCGCGGACGTCTTCGGGGAGTTCTGGGCGCCTCTCTCTCCAGGGTACATGAAGGAGAAGCACAAGACGGGGACGGCCAAGGTGACGAAGAAGACGGCCAGGGGCGGCAAGGCATCGTACGGCGGTCCGTTCCCGGACTGGCTCCTGGTCCGGACGGGTGCCCTTCGTGCCGCCATGATCAACCCCGACGCGCTGTTCCAGTACTTCGACGCGCAGCAGGCCATATTCGGTACGCCGCTAGATCCGGACCTGGCCGACATCGTGATATGGCAGACCGGAGCGAGGCAGAAGGAGCGCTACGTCGTGTTCCTGTCGGACCCGGACGTCAACGCCATCAGGCGCATCCTCCAGGACTACTTCTCCCTGGGCGGGGACTTCAAGGAGATGAGGTTCGCGGAGGGGCTGGCGGCCGTACGGCTAGAGGACGAGGTGACGAACATGGACGCCGAGTTCAACGTTGACGCGGGAGGCGAGGTATGAGGGCCATACAGTCGAACCTAACCGGAGTCGTCGACGAGGTCACGTACCGTGGGCAGGCCATGGCCGAGCTCATCAAGCAGTACCTCAACATCAACACTGCGTTCGGGCTGCGGAACGTCGGTGACTACGAGAGCTTAACCCTGCCGATCATGTTCGTGGAGCCTTCGCCAGGGTACCAGGCCGACCTCGTTATGACAGGAAAGTACCAGATTGAGTTGACATTCGGCATCTACTGGTACGTGGCGGACAACAACCCGGAGGACGTCGTGTCCCTCAGCAGCTCGATAGGGCATAACCTGGAGAAGTTGTTCTCCAACAACGCGCTGAACGACCTCGGGACGGCCAACCCACCGACGCATAAATTCTACGAGTACGATCCATACTGGACGGACGTTACCAAGTTTTCGTATAGGAGTCTGCCGACGTTCAAGAATCCGTTGACCAACCCGAGCGCCGAATGGATGCGGCTGGGCAAGGCGACGGTTGGGATCCGCACATGGATCATACGCTAGGAGGAACAAATGGCAATATCAGTTAGTCGTCTGCGAGCCGCAGGGCTCGCCAAGGAGTCGGTGCTCGGCACACCGATCACGACTCCGACCAGGTACCTGAACATCGTACCGCCGGACGCCTTCACGCCGATGATCGAGCCCCTGCCGTCCAAGGGCATCGAGGCGCTGGCGAACATGTACCCGAAGATCACGCAGGGACCCGGCACGCTCAACGGCATGAAGGTGAAGCTGGAAGTCGAGCCGGACAATATAGGCGAGATCCTGCAGGCCTTGTTCGGCTCGGATACGCAGACCTCATCTTTCATAATTACGACGGGCGTCAACGATACGCTGGACGTATTCAACGTCAGCCATGGTCTGACGGAGGTCGCGACGATCGCTGCGGGGTCTTACGCAACGATAACGGCGCTGATTTCGGCTATCAATTCGGCTTTCGGATCGGCGACAGGCGGGTCGTGCTCCCTGGTGGCGACGAACGTCGGGGGGAAGATCCACCTTGAACCGACGACGGATTATTACAACCTCCTGATCGCGTCCGGTGCCAACCACTCGAAGTCTGCCTACCCGACTATAGGGTTCACAGGCGGGGTCGACATCACGAACATCAGCAATGGCTCAGGCACTACCGCGCCGAGCACACCATCGAGCGGGTCGACGTCCAGCCATGTGTTTACGCGGCAAGCGGTGTCGCAACTGCCCAGCTACAGCTGGTGGTTTGACAAGGCTCTGAAGTATCCGATCTTCGCGGGAGCGATGTGCTCGAAGCTGGATCTCAACCTCCAGGCCAAGGGCATCCTGGAAGCGGATACGGAGTGGGTCGGGACTGTGTACGACGGGACTGATGGTACTTCTAAGTCGACCTCGTACTCGGCGCTTAAGCCTTTCGTATGGTCCAACGCTGTGGTTCAGATAGACGGTGTAACGAAGTCGGGGTACGACAACTTCAAGCTGTCCCTGAGCAATGCCGTCAAAGCGGACCACGCCCTCAACGGGTCGATCTGGCCGTACGCCATCTACTCCGAGGGGTTCACGCCGGAGCTGTCCATGGAGCTGTTCTTCGAGGACACGACGCAGTACGCGAAGTTCCTGGCGGGCACCGAGGCGCATGTCAACCTGACCCTGACGTCGACCCAGGGAGGCGTCACCTACTCGTTGGCCATAGACATCCCGAAGTGGTACTACAAGAGCGCGAACCTCATTATCCCATCCAACGGTCCGTTGAAGATTCCGTTCACAGGTCTATGCCGAGACGATATTGGCGGTACCGGGTATGACGTTCAGGTAACTCTCGTCAACGATGTTCTAACACAGTACTAGGAAAGCGAGGAACTCTAAATGGAGACCATCGAATACAAGAATGCGGGGAAGGTCTTCCGCATCCGAGCGCACGCCACACGCGGCGACAAGTACAGGATGAACGCCGCCATGACGGACTACGCAGACATCAAGGACGGCAAGGTCATCCGGCCCAGGATCGGGGAGCTGTACCCCTGGCTTATCGAGCACTTCGTGGTGTCCTACAATGCCTGCACGGGGACGGACGGGAAGGAAATTCTTAAGCACCTCATGGACGAACCGGCCGATGGCAGCGAGGACATCATCATGGTCCTGGGCGCGTTCATACTGAACCACGTCAAGGGCCTGGTGCCTGACAAAGAGGATGAGACAAGAAAAAACGCATAGAGGGCATGGTGGACTGGCTGTGCCAGGGGAACGACCTTGGTGAATGCCGGCGTCAACTATGCCCCAAGGTGCTACCCTGTACCTTTGAGGGCTGTGGCCGACCTCTGCCGGACCCTTGGGTTATGGCGATTCTTGCGCTGTATCAGGATTGCAAGGAACGGCGGGCTCTTCCTGAGGCTGGAGGGGTTATGGACCAGAGGGCGGATCTGATGCAGTGGTTCCGTGTTATCGACGAGAGGATAGCGATGCGGAAGAGGGAGAAGCCAGATGCCTGATGTAGAGGCTAGGATAAGTCTTGTAACGACAGGCGGGGACGCCTCGGCCAACGAGATCAAGAAGGCCGGGGACGCCATCAATAGCGTCACTTCCTCCAGCACCAACCTCCAGGCCAGGTTCCAGGAGCGCTTCCAGCACATAGGGCTGATGCTGTTCGCGGGTCAGGCCATGCAGAGCATCGGGCTGGCCGGTGAGACGCGCCAGGCCGTTCTCCTGATGAACACGGCCCTCATGGGAGCGGAAGCTGCGGCTGGACTTAGCAGTGGCGGTTTGACCCTCTTAATAACAATATTGGTGGCATTGGCTGCCGCCGTATACAAGGTGTCAACGGCCCACAAAGACGAATCAGAAACGGTACAGAAATCGATCGACCAGACTCAACAATCCATAGATACCTACCAGAAGGAGATCGACCAACTCAATAAATTTCAACAGGCTGGAGGAAGTTTAAACAAGGCACTCGCAGATTTATTAAAAGCGGACCAGTTGGTAGCCAATGATTTAAAATCTAATCTGCACGATGCGCAACAAAAGGAGATTACTCTCCTCCAGGAACAGCAGGCCGCTTTGCAGCGATCCGCTGATATGCACGCCGCCTTTGCCAAAGTAATGGACTACTTGAAGACCATTATTATGGAGATGTTAAAACCTCTAACAGCCCTGGTTGGTATGACACAATCTTTGGGTCAGTATTTTGATTCCATGCTCCCGTCAGTAACGAAACATGTAGCCCTTACCGGAGAATTGAAAACTAAGTATGACGAACTAGACGCAAAGATAGCGAGCTTAAAGGCTGACCATAAAGCCTTTTCCGATTCCGCTATATCCGATTTAGACAAACAGAAGCAGCGTATGGACATGCTCATTAATGAGTATGTAACTAAGATGCAAGACAGTGCCCAGGCTATGGAAGATTCCCAGTCCAAAGAATTAGAATTCTGGGATAAACAAATAGACAAAATGACCAAGGACCAACAGAAGCAGCTAGACGAACAGGTAAGACAGGCGAAGACAGCTGCCGACAAAATAGGTTCTGATTTCGGTACAATGGTATCCGATATGTTGGTTAAGGGTGAATCGTTCACACAGGCTTTTCAAAACATGTTCCAGCAAATGGCCGAGCAGATAATTTCGTGGATCATGAAAATGATAGCCGAGTGGGCCATTTTCACTGCCATGAGTGCTATGGGAGGACCACTAGGTTCTGTCGGGGCGGCAGGTTTATCCGGTATGGGGTTCGCAACCGGTGGGTCCGTGTTCGCCGATTCTCCGACCCTGGCTCTGTTCGGAGAGGGTGGTCCTGAGATGGCCACCTTCACGCCTATGAGCGGTGGTGGCGAACCTCCTATCGGTGGAGGTGGTGGTGGAGATATGTACAACTCCATAACTGTGAACGTGCAGGGTGTCGTTGACCAGAACATGGTGAACAAGATAGGGCAGACCATCGTCGAGCAGATTCGCGGCATGGGGCAGATTAACTTCAGCAGGTGACCAATGGCATGGACTAGCTTCTTGCTGGGCGCACCGGGGTACGAGTTCACCTTCGAGGTACCACCGGAGGCCATGAGCATAGATGTGGGGGACGTGAAGGTTCTGCAGCCGAACCTGGCTGGAGACCTTAAGAAGTCCGTAATAAAGACAGGAGTCCCGAAGATACAGTTGAAGTCCAGCTACCTGTCCATCACGCAGCTGAACCAGTTCTACTCCCTGCGCCAGATGGTGAACAACTTCCTATCGTTCAAATGCAGGAACGACTTTAGTGTGTTCGACCAGGTGACGGTCTTGTCGACGACCAGCGTACAGCTCAACAACAACAGCGCCACGAGGCTATCCGCAACCCTTGTCGCGGCTGGGTTCTCCAGCCAGATCAATGTAGCCGGGACCTTCTACTACGGGCCGAGGTCGTCCGATACTCCTTTCACTCCAGGGGCCACCGTATACACTGACTCCACCAGGATCATTACCTTCGCCAATACACTCCCTAGTCCAAGTTTCCTGTTCGTACCGTACACCTATTCCGGATGGTTGGTAGAGATGACCAAGTTCACCCCGGCCAACAAGGGCGGCTGGGTCGACCGCAGCACCTACGACATTGAATTGACAGGTGCCTAGATGCTCCCGGTCAGCTCATCCTTCCAGACTGCCGAAGCGGCCGACGTCAACCTACCTGCGGCTAAAGTTTACCTGATCCTCGGCAACTATTTCAATGCATCGTCCTACGGAACAACGGTGGCCGCTAGTAGCGTGGATGGCTCGGGTAACTATCCTGCGGCCGGAGCTATTGATGGTGACCGAACGGAGTTGAACATAGGATTGCCAGCAAATGCCGACAATAACGTGGGCAAGTCCTCCTGGCGATCAACGGCGTCTTTACCAGCTACGTTGACCATGACTTTAACGCAACCCCGTACCCTTAACCGCATTAAAATTTACATGCTGAGCTCTCGACCATTCAGTAGTTACGACCTCCAATACTACAACGGTTCGAGCTGGGTAATCTTCGCGGCCACGGTGGATCGTGTAACTGGAGGGCAGACCCCAATTACCACTAACGAAACTTTAGATGTCATAGACTTCCCGGACATAACGGCTACACAGTGGAGGCTGACTGTGTACACCTCCGGGAGTGGAGCGGCCGACGTGGTCGAGATCGAGGGGTACCGGAAGGTCGACATCTCCAGCCGTACGAAGTCCATCAGGGTAAGCCGACAGCGCGACTTCAAGCTGTCGAACCCCATGGCTGCCACGGTCCAGCTGGAGCTGAACAACGACGACCGGTTCTTCTCTCCCAGTCATACGCCAACCAGCGCCGAGCTTTCAGCCGGTTTCGTCAATACCGAGCTTCGGCCGAACATACAGATCTGGGTACAGTTCGGGTTCAACTACCTCAGTCTCGCGCCGGAATACGTGAACGGATTCATAGGATACATGGACAGACTGACGCCGAAACCGAAAACCAGGGACGCCACCATGATCGGCCGGGACTCCATGAAAATCCTGATCAACAAGCTAGACTCGTCCAAGCTCAAGTCCAACATTGACATAGCCACCGCCATCCAGTACATCCTCAACCGTGCCGACATTTCAACGTATGAGACCAACCTTAACACCACTGGCATAAACGTCGGATACTTTTTCACAGACGTTGAGGCACCACTGGATACAATTCGTGATCTAACCCAGGCTGCCGGAGATGCCTTGTTCTATTTTGACGAGAACGGGATAGCCCAATTCAGGTTCTACACCGGGTCGGTGAATAATAGCCATACATGGACGTCTCAAACTGATTGGAACTCAGGCACCCTTACGCACCTTGACTCTTCCACCCAACCAGGCAACCTCATTGTCGGAACTTATGGAACGGTAACTGATAACTTCCCGAACCTAACTTTTTGGCAATCCAGCACCTATCCCTCCAACAATACGACATGGTCCGTTGCAAGTGGGCAATTACAAGAGGCCTTCTCTGGGCAACCAGCGTTTTCTTCTATTATGAGGGCGGACACCAGTGATCCTTATGGGTTAGGAACTTGGCAATTTAACATGACCGTGCCTTCCTATATTGGAGCGGATTACGCGGAAGCCGGATTTGCGTTTTGTGTGTACGGCCTGGACTCATATCACCGGCCGAATAGCGGATATTTATTGAGGATTGTTCCGGGGTTCGGAGGAAGTGCTGGAAATATCTATTTAAATAAATTTACCACGACGCTTTCGGGACCCTATGGAATATACTTGGCTGGGGCCACCCTCCCATATGACAACTCCACCCATGCGGTCCTTATTACTAGGGCATCTGATGGCTCGATCACAGTCACTTTAGATGGGGTACAAATCATCCAGGTGGTAGACAATTCTTATAACACATCAAATTACTGCGGATTTTATGTATATGAACCTAGCAGCGCCTATTATTCGTCCAGCATCATTGAGTTCGACACGTTAAGTATAATAGGGGCTTACAACTATGGAACCTGGGCGTCCGCTACTTATGACATGGGTGCCAGCGTGACCTCCCTTGGTTTACTGACCGAGACCACCGCACCCTTCGGTGGGTCGATAACCAACATTCAAACTAGAACGAGCCCTGATGGTACCACCTGGAGTTCTTGGGCATACTTGCTTGGGATGCAGATGATGTCCCCAGTTAATAGGTATATACAGGTTACCATCACATTCACATTTAACTTGGTTCTCGATGATCTTACCATCTATTGGGTGTCTGGAGGTGGTACCCCTAAGTATCCTCCAACCTCGGTAGCTACCATAGCCTTCAACTCCACCATGATGGACATCCAGCAGGAGATAGCTGACAACCTCGGCGGCGACACCGCCATACTTAACGACATAAGCGTTCAAGCCGAGCCCTACATCCTAACCGGGAATACGACGGACACCGTTTACCAGGGGACCGTCGGAATACCTCCAGTTGCAATTTCGGTATCTAATCCTCTGTCCGTTACCAACGGCCAGGTTATAACGGTGGCGCCTTACATCTCCGGTGGCATGGACATATCGTACATGTCCGGGGCGAACCCAGCGGCCCTCGTTGTCACCTTCGCGGCCAGCGGTGCCGGCAGTTGGGTATGCCTTAGCATCCACCCGACCCTGCCCGTGTTCCAGATCACGATTACGCACACCGGCACCATAACCGACTTACGCGTGGTTGGCCAAACGTTCCAGAACGACCGGACCTCGCAGATTCAGACGGCGTCCGATGCGACATCCATAGCCAACTACGGGGACCGCCAGCTCACCATCCAGAACAGCTGGATCGTGTCGTCCTCCGTGGCGGCCACCATCGCCAGCGCGGTACTCGGGAACTACAAGAACCCCGTCTCGTACATACCAGCCTGTTCGGTGCGGCCGTACTTCGCTCTCCAGATCGGGGACCGGCTGACCATCAACGACGACAATCTGGACCTGAACGCGGACTACATCAGCATAGGGATGGACCATGAATTTACCGTAAGTGGAAACAATGCGCAGGTCGGCACCTCCTTGAAGCTACTGAAGGTGCCTTAGGAGACCTAATGGGAGACTCGGACTACCGGAGACAAAACGACCAGATCGTACCGCGTATAGAGCAGAAGTTGGACGATTTTCTGCTCAGGTGGGACGACCATCTCGCTTGGTCCAAGAAGGTATCCGAGGACCACGACAGGCGCATAAGGGAGCTGGAGCAGATGTTCAAAGGGATTGAGAAACCAGTGAAGCTCGTTGGATGGACTGTAACCATATTCATGTCAGGCGTTCTCCTGTACTTCGGGGATGGGTTCGCTCGATGGGTGTGGAGACATTGGAACCCGTAAGGGCCTGCACGCTGTGCAAGTGGTGGGAGGAGTGGCCGTACGGTGGGCGCGAGTCGGGGTGGTGCATGAGAGGAGGCTGTATGCTGATAACTATCACGCGTACCAACAAGAGCGTTGACGGGACCTTCGGAACCCTGGTCATCGACACGAGCCCGTTCAAGTGCATAACCCTCGAGAAGAGCAGCACCATCATTCCGGCCGGAGTGGTGTACGACGTCCTGTTCATGTGGTCCGATAACTTCCAGCAGATCATGCCTCACATCATCGTCCCCGGCCGGACGGCCATCGAGATCCACTGGGCCAACTGGCCGTACCAACTGGAGGGGTGCACCGCCCTCGGCGATCAGGAGGACTTCGCCCAGGATATGATTGAGGAGTCCAAGGACGCCTGGATCGCGTTCGCCAAGGCGATTACGGACCAGCCGTCCATCAAGATCAAGTACGTCGAGGATTTCGCATGACGCACTGGCTGTACAACGAGTTCACGAAGATTTCGACCGGCGTTATCATCATCACCCAGTGGATCGTGCACTGGGAGGACATCATCGACCGATTCAGTAGCTTGCTTGGACTGAAGAAAATGATCGAAAGGAGACACAAAATGGCAAATCCCATCGCAGACGTGCAGCTCGCCCTCACCATCCTGCAGCAGATCCGACAGGCTCTGCCCACGGCGGCGAAGGCCATCGTAGACTTGAAGCAAGCCTGGGCCGATAAGTCCGACCCGACCAAGGCTTCCAACGACCTCGCGCAGGTCCTGACCGATGTTGAGCCGCTCATCAACCAGGTCCTCGCGCTCGTCCCGCCAGCAGCAACCCCACCGGCTGCCTAAATGACCCTCCAACCAGGGGACATCCTCCTTTGGCGAGTCGATCCTGGGGCTAACCTCCTGGATCGATTCGTTGGTTGGGGGGAGAGCTTCCTGCATCAGAAGACCCCGCAGGGATACCAGTACTACCATGTGGCGTTCGTCAGTATGGACATCAGGAGGATGTACTCCAGCCAACCGCCGAAGATTAACTTGTACGATATCCCGGACCCTCTACCGGATAACATAGAAGTGTGGCGATTGAAGAACCCAGCGGCGGCATCATGGCCGGGCATTTTCAGGTACGCCAACTCCCGCTGCGGCCGCGTATACCCGTTCCTCGGCGTCCTCACGGCTGGGTGGCTGTCCGGCAACCTGGAGTTTTGCTCACAGTTCACGGAGGATTCCTTCGCCTGTGGGCAGGTGGTCCTGTCGCAGAGCATACGGTTCACGAGCCCGGACGACATCGCGTCGTCTGCCCTTTTGACGCCCGCCGCATAAGCCCGCCGACCGCACACCGGTCGCGTTCTGGGGTCCTTGAAGCTGTGCGATGTATACAATATCGCTTTTTAGGCCCAAGGCGCCCAGAACGCGACCGGTGCTCGCCAAAAACTGACTGAAAAGGACTACAGAGCCTTGTTTCCGTGCCTGTAAGGCCGCTGGGCGTTGTATCGCATCTTCTCTACAATGGCGTTCGCCAGGTCCCAGTGCCGGCGCCTGTACCAGCTCATGAGCCTTATGACGACGTCCGCGCCCTCGGCCTCGACCCCGCGATAGGGCGGTATCTTGTCGTCGGGGGTTTCAACGCCTTGCCGGAGGTATTCCATAATCTCGCTGGCCTCCGTGTGCACCAGGGCCACCGCCTCGCCGTCGGTCGGGGCCGGGTTGTGCCAGCCGTGGGCCTCGTTGATCCTGTACGCCGCCTCCATCATCTTCTCGAAGGCCTCTACGAACTCTAGCGCAAGACCGCAACTGATTTCGACCGCAGGCTTTGCAGCCATCTCTCTTGCTCCACCGCCTCCGTCCACTCCTTCTTGTCCGCCCACGACCGGTTTGTCACCGACACCTCCACCTTGATGGGGACTGGGAAGTTCTCCCTGTCCTCCATTCCTTCCACCAGCGCTTCTTTTGCCTGCCATACTTGATCCCTCCTGACCTCGACGCCGAGCTCGTCGTGTACCGTTATAAACGGGTGCGCGTCAAGCCCGCGAAGATTGTTGAATACTCTGTTGATTCCGCGCTTCATCACGAGCGCAGCGGGACCTTGGCAGAGGACGTTCGCAGCCTTGTAACACAGATCTTTGGGTACATGATACCGGCGCCCAAACTGGTCCTGAACGTACCCGTCCCGAAGCAGGTCAGACTGAGCGTGCAGTAGGAACTCCCGGGCAGCCGGAACTTCCATGAAGTATTTATTCTTTCTGGCCCTAGCCTCACCGATGGAGAGCCCGGACCTGAGCGCATAACGCGCCACGCCCATTCCGAATATGAACGCAAAGTTAAGCTCCTTCGCCTCGAATCGAAGTCGCTTGGCCGCAACCTTGTCGAGCCCGTCAAAGCAATGCTTTCCAAAAATCCTCCAGGCGTTTGCCGTGTGAAGGTCAACACCATTACGTATGTCCTTGAGCAGCCCCTGGTCCCCAGCATGACACGCAAAGATAATAAACTCGATCTGCTTATAATCACCGAACAGGAAAACGTATCCGTGTCTGGGAGTAACGGCCCGCCTGACGAGCCCCGGGTCCCGAAGCATCTCAACGTTATGCCCGCGTCCTCCACCAGGAATGTTTTGGAAGTTCGGGTCACTTGATGAGAACCTCCCTGTCTTGATCCCGTGCTCGTCCGACCCGAAAGGCCAGAAGTTCGGGTGGATCAGCCCGTCGGTCTCGTGCTCCAGGAACGACTCAAAGTACGTCCCCGTAATCTTGTTCAACGACCGCAGCTCCATGAGCGTGCTCACGAGCGGGTGCTTCAGGAACGGTCGCATGTACTCCACCCCTGTCTTCATCGGGCCCTCGGAACCGTCCTTCTTGTCCTTGCCGCGCTTGCCCGTGTGCATGCCGAGGCTCTCCATGATGCGGCTTAGCTGGTCTGGAGAGTTGTAATTGAACTTGCACCCGGCCACGCCCGCCAGCTTGCCCTCGAGCTCGGCGATCCTGATCTTGTTCGCGGCGATGGCCTTCTTGCAGTACGCCTTGTCCACGTGTATCCCCCAGCGCTCAATCTCCATCGCGTTGGGTATGACCTCGCGCTCGATCTCGTAGACCCTGCTCTGGCCGCCCTTGATCACGGCCTCCATCTTCCACATCATGCGGATCGTGTCGTCCAAGTCCTTCTCCAGGTACTTCTTCATCAGCTGCCGCGGCACATGGGAGTAGTTCGCGTCCTTCAGGCCGCGGCGCCTGAGGCCGGAGATGATGCTCTTGACGACCTTCTCCTCCGTGCCGGGCTCCTTTAGGTGGCGCCTCGCGCAGTCTTTCAGCTTCAGGTTGGGCTCGTACTCGTTGTTCATATAAGTCATGAGCATCGCGTCGTGGAACTTTCCGCCGACCTGCAGCCCCTGCTCCTTGCTCATTAGCAAATCGAACTTTATGTTCCAGCCCACCTTCTCGATCGCCGGGTTCTGGAGGATGTAGCTTATGGCCATCCACGCCATGGTCCCCGGCTCGGCGATCAGGACGTTGCCGTCCTCGTCCTCCATCCCGGCCAGGAAGATCCTCGCGCCCTTCCACGGGTCCAGGCCCGTAGTCTCCACGTCGAAGGCGACGCGGCCGCGCGGGTGGAAGCTATTCACCGCTCGTGGGGACATTGTCCATGTACTCCTTTTGCATGATTACAATTCATGCATAATAAACGTTCAAGTTTTCCACCACCATATTTATGATCTATAGTTAAAAATTCATATGTAGTATCTCCACAACATTTACAACTTCCTCCATATGCTTTTATTAATTCTTCTTTTAAACGACGCCGCCAATCTCTAAGTTGTTTATTCTTTTCAAGTGTATTACTCATAAATTATTTCCATTGGTTCACCCTCCTGTAGTCCAGCCTCACCGTCCCACGGGGGTTGAGCACGTGCACGCGCGTAAGGACGAACCGGTTCTCTGCCTGCCCACCACTCGTCGGTGGCGGCGTCGTCAGCCTGACCCCGCGCTTCATCAGGAGCGGCTCTATGACGACCGTCATGGTGCTCACCAAGTTCCACCTCAGCATGAAGTCGTACGTCCGCGACCCGCCGCAGAGCAAGACCCTTGCGCCGTGCATGGAGTCCAGAAAGTGGCGCATGCCGTCGTACTGCGGCGGTATGAGCCACCGGCCCGACTCCACGTTAGGGTCGCTCGTCACGATGGCCACGGGCTTCTTCCCCCACACGAACTCGGGCGTCTGGGCGAACGTCCGACGGCCCAGGAGAACTATATCTGATTTCTCCAGTTCCTTCCTGAACTCGGCCTTGTCCTCGGTGCTCGTCCACCCGCCGTACTTCTCCTGGTTAGGTGGCGAGCCGTCGGCGCGGCCTATGAAGCCGTCCAGCGACATGCACACTACCATGTGGACCTCGGCTACTTTACGAGAGACGGCCCCTTTATTGCCGGGAATGGTCTGTAAAAATTCCTTATCCGCGTATGCACCTCTTCCACTACCGAGGCGTCCCCGCGCAGAGCCCGCGTGCCATGGCTCGTCTGTAGGTTCAAATCTATCGGATAGTCTGCCCTTTTGTCGCATGCTTCCTCCCTGAAGATCATCTCCTCCGCTGCCTTCCACTGGTCCTGGTACAAGTGCGCGTTGGACACCAAGTATGACACTTTGCCTGGCGGTACACCCAACTCTGCGGCTAGCAACTCCTGCACCAGCCTGCACCCCAGGACGTCGTGCGGCACGCCAAAGTACAAGTCCCCCGATCTCTGCATCACGGACACGTTTAGCCTGCCGTTGATGATGTGGAAGTGCCACGTCGTCAGGCACGGGGCGTTGGGCCCCGGGTTCACCATGTCCTTGTCTGGGTGCCACGTCTGCAGCACGCCCTGCCTGTTGCTCGGGTCCGTCCTCAGCTTGTCCAGGAGGACGTTGAGCTGGTCGCAGCCGAACCCGTAGCGCCACCGGAACCCAGTCGCGGACTCCACCTCGCCCAGCTTGCCCGCGAACTTGTCCCAACTGTGCATGTCCCACTTGTGGAAGAACTCGACGCCGTTCTGGCCCGCCAGGAACCACACAGCCTCGGCGCACGACCACAGCGGCCGTATGTCGCGCAGCCCCAGGATGGGGAACGACGACATGCGGAAGAACGCGCCGTCGATCGCGCGCACGTATGTCTTGGTCCTCCTGTTGTACTCGGGCTTCGCCGCCAGCACCCGCTTCAGCAGAAAGGCGTAGTGCGTGTCGAACTCAGTTTTGCTCGGGCTTGTATCTGTCGTCACGGCCGACCTCCCTTTGCTCGTACTCTATAAGGAAGGCCAGCTCGCATGCCGCGTGCCATAGGTGAGACTTGCCAGAGTCCTTGTCTAGAGTCTTGCTTTCGTTCCAGTCCGTCAGGTGCCGCTGCAGCGCGTCGTACGCGGTGCTCCACGGCATTCCTTTCCTCCAGTTGTGCGCCTCGTACTTGCCAGACCTTACCGCGTCCGTCATGATCTCGGCCACGGCCCAGATCAGCGACGAAGGCACGAGGCCAAGCCTCGGCTTGTTCTTATCCTTTTTGTCCGCCTCCATTGTGGCCCTCCTTTACGTACTTGTACATGAGCTTACCGTTCCTTATGAAAGAGCTTCTGGCCCAGCCCGCCTTCTTTAGTATGGCCGCCGAGTCCGCTATCCTCGCGCCGAGCTGTCTCTCGTTTTGCCACGGGCAGCGGGTCCCAATCAGCCTGGCCAGCAGCCTGAAGTCAGTCAGGAGCTCTCGCGTCGCGGCGCGCAGCACCACGTCTCCGTTGACCTGCTCGAACTTCAGGCTCGCGCCCATAAGCTGCGGGTGCTTGTCGTGCAGCGTGTTGAGGTAGTACAGGACCTCGCTCGTCCCCTCGTCCTGCGTCTCCAGCGCCTTCGTCTGGCTCCTCAGCCAGTAGTTCACGAGGTCGTTCGGCCGCCTGTACGCGGGCAGCGGCATGTATCCCCACAGCGCGTCCAGGAATATGGTCATCAGTGCCAGGTACTCGTTGAACCTCTCCTTGCCGTGTGGTATGAACTCCTTCATGATCCGCTGGACCTCGCCCTGCCTTATCCTCGGCAGCACGTACCTGTGCATCAGGAACATGATGGCCGACAGAATCTCCTGCCTGTGAGCCTTGAGCTGCCCGAATATCCTCGACTCCTGGAAGCTCGGCAGGCCGTGGCTCTTAATGTCCAGGCCTATCTCCAGGGTCCTGTCGATCAACTCGTGCCTGTTGAATGGCTCGATCCCGTTGGTGAGCACGAGGCAGTCCGTCCGCTCCATGATTATCCCGCGGTCCGACGACACCTGACGCTTCGCCTTCATCCCGCCCGTCGCGGCGACCAGGAGGAAGTCGATCACCGGGTTAATCATGTTGTTCGTCTCCATGTTGTCCATCATCAGGACCGGGTAGCGGTTGGCCATCTCGTACGTGGCGGCCAGCGTGGAGGCCGAGTGGCTGAGCAGCTCCTCGCCGTACACCAGGATGCTGACCAGCTTTGTCACGGTCGACTTGCCCGAGGCCGTCTTGGCGAGCAGGCGCACGATCGGCTTCGGCTTGATGTAGTCTCTGAGGAACACGCCCATGAGCCAGCACGTCGTCATGTACCTATCCTCTGGCGTCATCGGCATGCTCTTCATGAACAGGTCGCGCAGGTACATCAGGCCCTCGGCCGGCTTCGGGTTCGGCAGCTCACGCACGGCCATCTCTGGTACTGGCATGTCCAGGAGTATCCGCTCTGGGTTCAGCGCGTTCTTTATGTGCTGCGACTTGCTGCCGCCCAGCTGGAGGAGCTTGTGCTCGCCCGCGCAGACGAGCAGCCGGCCTGAGTCGTACATGCTCCAGACCCCGGTCTTCGACAGGGCGCTCTGGTTGTATGCTTGGTTAAGGATATGCTGGAATATAAATTTGCCAGTAGTCGTCGCCTGGTTTATCAAGGGGGAGAGGTTCGTGAGGTATGAGGAAAATGGACCCAGCTCCTTTGAGACTTTCATAGCCTGGAACCCATCCCGAACATAGAAGAGCTCGTTCGCCGAATTCTTGAAGAACGCGCCTGAAGAAATAAGATGATCCCATACAGCGTCGGCACGGAGCAGGAGCTGCTCTTCGCTCTTGGAATTCTCCATGGACAAAAGCGCCTTCCCAGAAGAGGGCGACGTCTCCGAGGAGCTGGCAGTTTTTTGGGGAGCGCTGCCAATGATATCCCGCAACTTCTGGGCCGAGCCGCCATACGTCATAAACCAGTCCGTCAAGTCCTCCTTCTCCAGCTTGACCGGAAGACGCACCACCTTCACAGAGGCCGCGTGCTTGGATAAAGAAAGCCTGCGTATGTCCGCACCACGTAATCCCGGTGGGTCGTTGTCCGGGATCACGTACACCTTTTTCCCAGCGAATAGCTTGCTCCATTCGCTCTTCCATGTCATTGCACCTCCGGCAGGCGTAATCGCGGAAAGGCCGTGCTGAACTGCGAGGATCGCATCCAGCTCCCCTTCCACAACGTAAACGTTATTTGCTCTGAGAGACTCGAGAGGGAATAGACGAGCACCTCCATATCCCTCTTTCCAGGAGACCATCTTAGGACCGCCATCCTTGAATAGGTCGTACCTTCTAATGTTGACACACCAGCCCTCCTCGTTGAATATGGGGATGGTCAGGCGCTTGCCGTCGTAGCCCAGCCTAAACCGCTTGGCCGTCTCCCTCGTTATGCCCCTGAGCTTCTCCAGCTTGCTCAGGACCAGCGGGTTCGCCATCAGCTTCTCGGCCGGTATTCGGTACGCGTCCGGGGGGACTAGTTTCTCGACGTACCTGCTCCATAAGGATCGCAGAGCCTTGTTAAAACTACAGCCTTTAAGGTCAGCATAAAAATAGACAGGATGGGTAGCCTTGTAGCCGCATCCGTGGCAATAACACCCTCCTGTGTCGACAAATAGTTTGAGCGATGGATGTGCATCTTCGCCTTTCCCGTGCCTGCTGGGGAACGGGCACGGCATATTTGACTTGCCATCCCAGTCCAGCATTTCACGATAGAACTCGGTTACGTCGATCTCATCCTTGAGCCGCTTGAACCTTTTGTCCACGTGTTTCCCTCGTGGGGTCAGCAGAGAAGCCCCGGCGCGCGCGACCTCACACGCGACGCGCCGGGGGGTTCCCTATCCTAGCCGAGCTTCTTCTGGACAGCGGCGGCCAATTTCTTCAGGACCGACTTCATGCTCTCGCCCTTCTTGACTTCCACGCCCAGGGCGGACGCCAGTGGGTCGACCTCGGTCAGCTCCAGCGCCGCGGCCGGATCGTGCGCCAGCGCGCAGAACGCCTTGAGCAGCTTGCGCGGGTTCTTGACCTTGGCGGCGTCGAAGCCGAGCTCTTTGAGGGCCTTCTTCACGTCTGAGGCGGACATCTCCTCGACGTCGTCAGGCTCTGGGATTTCGAACTCGTCGGACTCCTCGTCCTCGGACTCCTCGGACTCCTCCTCCTCGGATTCCTCTTCCTCTTCCTCGGCCTCTTCTTTCACGACCTCCAGCTCGTCCTTGTCCTTGCGGTAGACCTTCTCCCCGTCCTCGGTCTCCACCTTGACGCGGACCTTGCCGTCGTCCAGCACCTCGATGACCTTGCCCTCCTTGTCGCCCCACTTCACGAGTATGCCTTCCTCAATGTCGCTGGAGGACTCCTCCTCATCGCCCTCCTCCGACTCCTCCTCTTCCTCTTCCTCTGAGTCGGCGGTCTCCTCGTCTGCCTCGCCGATCAGGCGGTTCACGTAGACGTTGATGAAGTCGTTCTTCGTCTTCACCTGTCCCTCGAACACCTTGCCGACCATCTCGCCCGCGAGCGACCCGTCCATTATCTCGGACACGTCCTCGGGCAGCGTGATGTTCAAGCGATTCAGCTTCTTCTTGAACCAGCCCATGTTATCCTCGGTCTCGAGGTTGTCGTTGATCTCGAACTCCGTGCCCATGTACTCCTCGGCACCGCCCTTGACTCGCAGCGCGGTCTTGAAGGTGGGCTTGCCCTTGCCGCTCATCTCGAAGCGGGTGGCCTTTCCGTCCTTCGTCTTCTTGATGACCTCGAACTGGTACGTGCCGTCCGGCAAGTCCGCACCGCTCGCGGCCTCGGCCTTCTCCCACATCTGCTGGAGCATGGCCTTCTCCTTCTTGTCTACAGACATGTGTGTATCCTCCTTTGGTTCCGTTATGGGAAAGCAACCCCGTCCCGTGCAGACCATCCCTGCGACTTGCACGTCGGCGCTACTTGTGCCTGATTAACAGCCTCTTTTTCTTTTTCTTCAGTTTGGGTTTGTCTTGGCGGGCAATTCCTAGTAAATACTGTTCGACCAGCTTGAAGCCGCCGTCCTCCGGTATGACCAGGGTCTCGGGCAGACCGCCCTTGGTCCGGTCCTTGCACTCGACGGTTTCGCTCGGCTGAAACTGCATCTTGCGCTCGACGCTCTTCGTGTCGGCCGACTCCTCGCCGAACCCGTAATAGGCGATTATATCCGCCATGGGTGCGAGGACCTTGTAGCCCTGGCTCGCCAGCGACGGCTTCAGCATGGACGTGCGCATGGCGCGCCCCCGTATCTCCTCGGTCTTGGAGTGCGACAGGAAGAACAGGCCGTACGGCAGTGCCACGAGCTTGCTTATCTCCAAGTGGAACTCGGCCGTGGTCAGCTCATAGGCCTTGCCGTAAGGCTCGTCGGACTGGTGCTCGATCCCGCGCTTTTTGCAGATATAGTCGCGGCACATCATAAACAAGGGGTCGACCGTGTCGATCGCGATCGCCTTGTATATCCTCGGCTGGTTCGCCTCGAGGTGCTTGACAATCCGCTTGAACTGCAACCAGGAGGATATCTTCATCTTCATGACATTGAGGAAACGGAGGCCTGGGTCCGTGGACAAAAACAGGACCCCCTCGCACTGCGACACGAATGTGGACTTGCCTATCCCCGGGGGCCCGTATATGAACCAGATCATCTCCTGCATCGAGGCGCCCTCGTAGGTGGGCTTGGTGGGCAGCGGCACGTCCAGCGACACGGCGGAAGAGTCTTTCATCTGTGAGGTTCCCCCTTGTTATTTTGCGTCGGTAATTAATGCTACGTAACTTTCGCGGCCTTGGCTGCAAGTTTTCGTCAGGTATTTTTCCTACGGCATCCCGTGCTTGTCCACCTTATATTGCTGCAGACCGGGCACCCCTTCTTGCGGCCCGTGTAAAGCACTATCCTGAACCCCCTCGCCAGCGCCACCACGGCCGCGATCATCATAATTGAAGACAACGCGGCCACAACGCAGGCAGCTAAATCCAAGAGGCCTGCAAAGCCTGAGCACACACAGCCTCCTCAGCCGGCCGTCCTCACCAGGACCCGGCACGCCTTGAGCACCCCCAGCGCCGCGGCCCCCTTGTCCCATCGCTCCCTGTACACCAGGCCCGTCAGCCCCGCGTTCACGATCATCCTGGCGCATGGAAGGCACGGGGACAAGAGGCTGTACATCACGCCCCCCTTGACAGTTGCCCCGTTCCTCGCGGCGTTCACTATCGCGTTCTCCTCGGCGTGGCAACAGAAACATAGCGCGTAGTCCTTTCCCCCGGTCGCGTCCTTGTCCAGGCACCGCGGGCACCCGTCGTCCAGGCAGTTGTCCCACCCCCTCGGGGTCCCGTTGTAGCCGGTCGACACGATCACGCCGTGGTTTACGACCACAGCGCCGACGGCCCGCTTGCGGCAGTTGGCACGCAGCGACACGGCCTCGGCTATCCCCATGTAGTACGAGTCCACGCCAGGCCTCCTACTCATTATCGCCCTCCGGCAGCTCCTCGTGCGCCCGCTCCTTGATCCTGTAGAGCGGCAGGGTCTCGTCCGTCACGCCGTCCAGGCACAGCTTCATGAACGGGCACGGCCCATACTGCGTGCACTGCGTGGTGTTCTGGTAGAAGTAGTTATTGTCCTGGCACCGGTCGACCTCCTCCATGAACCTCTTCAGCTCGTCGGAGAAGCTGTCGACGGCCTTCGGGTCGAAGGTCAGGGCCTCGCGGTAGAAGTACGTCGCCGTGTTGAGCGTATATTCCTCGCGGAGCCGCCTGCAAAACTCCTCGAGCGTCTCGGACTGCTTGAGACGAATTGTCGGCTTTCTCGTGACGTTGTATACGACCTCCCTAATTCCAAGCCTTTCCTGGTTCTTGGCCCAGATATAACCGAGTATCTGATTGTCGAGTGGAAGCTTAGCAACGTACCCAGCATCAAGGCGACTTGTCGTCTTATGCTCGACAAGCTTGACCTTCTTGGTCTTTCGATCTCGAACGACAAGATCAGTCTTCCCTCTATATCTCCATCCGTTCGGCAGTTCGACATCGAATTGTCCCTCCGCTTCTATGACGTCCCACTTCGCCTGGTCCTGCTTGAGCCACTGCTTCTTGTATCCCTCCAACATGCCTGTGACTATGGACGACTGTATCCATATCTTGTCGGACTCCTCGGCCGTCATGCCCTCGGCGTGGCTCGCCTTCTCACACGCCTTCTCGGCGATCGCCTTTTCCTTGTCTATGTTCAGTTTGAACTTGCTCGAGTAGCACCTGTCGAGCGCGTCATGGAACAGGCCGCCCACCAGGAACGGTATCGACGGCTTCCTCGGCGCCAGCCCGAACACGTACGAGTACTGGTACTTCCGCCGGCAGTTCATGAACGTCGACCGCGCCGAGTTCGTCATGTCCTTGCCATAAGGAAACGGTTTTAGTTTTTGTAATCCAGCAAACGTATTCCCAGCGAAGCTTCTCTTATTGCTCCATAGCTTTTGCAGTTCTACGGTCTCCATACGCGTCTAGCCTCCCATCTCTTTTGCGAGCGAAGCCTATGGCAGTTCGCGCAAACGAGTTCGCATTTCTTTATTTCCTTTAAAGCATACTTCAAACCCTTCGCTCGCGCCAATGACAGACTGAACTTCTTTGCCTTGCCTGGTAAATGATCCCAGTCCATTTGGCATGGTTCGTATTTTTTGTGGCAGTCTGTGCACGGCTTGTCTTTCAACTTGTCTAGCTGAATCCTGACGCGGTAAAACCAACGCCTTGAAGCGATCAAGCGGTATTCCGGTGTTGCCATTGGATTCCCCCGTGTACAGTCCGTCGGTCAGCCACGCGAACATCGCGGAGCCTTTGCCCCATATCAATTCCTTCTATATAGGCCTCCAGCTGCACATACAGATGTAGACCCATGCGGTCATCAACGGCCCGCGCTCCCAACGGCCGCCGCAGAGGCCGTGCCCCTTCTTCGCCCCGCAGCGCATGTCAGCCCCTCTGCTCTTCGAGCCTCGCGTCAATGTCCCAGGCGAGCAGCCTGAACCCTTTGCACAGGTTGCAGCGTTTGCCCTTGTCCCCCGGCTTCAAGTGCACCGCCTTCATCTTGTCGCAGCCGCACTTCTCGTAGACCTTCCACGGCTCGGGCTTGAACAGCGTTACGACGGGCACGCCCATGACTAGGTGCATCATACGGGCTCCTTTACCGCGGCGGGGGCCACAAGCCTGTCCATCCGCTGCGAGTCGCTCTTCTGCTCCATCTCGTGGCAGGAGCGTATGGCGTCCTGGCACTCGTACGTGTTCAAGTCCATCCCGTCGCACACGTGCTGACAGTCCCAGCCGGCGCACCCGGCGAGGCACATCGCGACCATGACCGCTATCCACAAGCCGACCAGGGTCCACTCGCGGTGCCCCACGTCAGCCGACCAGCTTGCCGGGGTCGTTGAGCAGCTCGGGCCCGTATATCTCGAGCATGAGGCTCACGACGTCCGAGCGCGACCGCTTGGCCGCGGCCGCGACGCGGTCCAGCACGTCGTCGGCCTCCTTGGACAGGTACAGCGACGCGTTCACCCCGGTTTTCCCTTCTTCTTCTTTGTCTGGCATACGTTTCTCCTTTGTTGGTTTATAATGCAAAACACCTTAGAGCAATGATGCAAGTATCTCTCAGGTTTTTTCGGCCTCCCTCCCGAACGCCCTCCGGCACGCGCCGCACGGCTCCCTCCTGCCGCACCCCATGCAAAGGTACTCCATGAACGAGTCGTTGTGGATCATGGGCACGCCACAGTGCATCGGGTGCAAGCCGTCATCTACCATCAGATGTAACCTCCTTATAAGTCGGGCAGACCTTAATGGCTTCGTTATGCACGAAGACCTTTACGGGACAACCTTCAAACTCCTTTGCAATGCGCATGACGTTGTCACAAGTACCAATCACGGTGATGTCGATCAAGACGCATTTCTTCAAGTCAATGGATACGACTTTGAACGGTTCGGCCATTGGCTTTGGTCTCCTTTAATTTACAATCTTTAGATTGCACAAAGACTTTTAGACCACGTTGCACGTTGTTTAAGTACCTCCTCCAGAACATCCATGTTAATGGATAAATATCTTCTGGCGATGTACTCAACAAAATGATCCTCGTCATTACCCACTTTCCTTGTCTTGTGATAAATCGTATGGCACAATTCACAAATCAAGTATTTAGGAGGTTTTCTCATTTTTATCTCCAGTCATCGGCTGGAACGCCGAGTAGTCCCGCAGGACCCCGCGCCAGATGCAGTGCGTGCTCGTGCACTCGACCGCCACGAATCGCCCCTTGTCCGGCACGGAGACCTCCCTCTCCATCATGGGCATGACGCAGCCCGGGCACACCATCCTCGGCAGGCTAGGCCTTGCCACGGGACTTCTCCTTCGGCGTCAGCGCCGCGTCGACCTCGTCGTACCTCTGCATGATGAGCTGCATGTCCTCGTCGTCCAGCCCGAGGCACTTCCCGAACCTCGTCTCGTTGGTGGCCTTGTCCTGGTACGTCTCCCGCTTCTCGAGCCTCGGCCTGCCGCGGTTCCACCTGACCACGCGCACGACGAACGTGCGCTCGCCGACCTTCGACTCGTTCACCCTCAACAGCTCCTGGCACTCTATCTCGTTCCCCATGGGAACCTCCTTATTGCAGGCCACGCGGCCTGAACAGTCTTTTGACGACCGACTTCAGCGGCTTGAATATGTCCCGCCTCGCCCAGTGCTTCGGCGCGACGGTCTCGGCCCGCTCCTGCGCCTTGCGGACCTCGTCGGCCACGGCCTGCACCGGCGCTGGCTGGGCTTGCATCATCCTCATATACTTCGGCAGCCTCACGTGCCGGCGCATCGCCCTGTGTATACGGCGCCTCGCCGGGTCTATACAGCGGTCTCGTCGTACTCCCATAAAGCTTCCCTTACACCGACTCGTTGTACTCCGCCATCGTCGCCCCGCCGCTCTTACAACCGACAAGGTACACTCGGTCATTGACCACTTGCTCTTGCGCCGGCGTCGCGAACTCGCAATCCAGTGCGCTCGCCTTCAGGTAGCATACCCACAAGTTCACGAGGTTCTCGGCCGTCGCGCCCGGGACCAGCACCCTGTCCGAGTCTATGTACACGAACCCGGCCTTTAGCGCCGGGAACGGCATGCCTGGGTTCTGCGGCGGACGGTCCTTATGGCATCCAGCCAATGCCATCGCCATCAGTCCTATCACCATCATCTTCTTCATGTTAATCACCTCCTCCAGCCCTATATAAGGTGGTGAGGGTGGTGGTATCTATAAGTATTACACATATACACGCGCGCCCGCGCGCGACGCGCACGACGCGCGCACGCCGCGTTAAGGGGCACCCTCGGGGTCACCACCACCACCACCACCCGCCCCGCGCATGGACAGCTCGTGCCAGCCCCTCAACATCCTCCAGGCCGTGTCCTGCGCCTCCTGCGGCCCCCTGCAGAACACAGGCGCAGCGCCCCACTGCATGCACACCCGCAGGAAGTGGTCCAGCACCCTTGGCCCGTTCGCCCCGCTAGACCAGACGCCGTTCTTTATCTGCTCCTGGTTGGCCTCGACTACGACCGCCCTGTACCTGACGGCCCGTAGCCTCTGCATCTCGGCCGCGAACCTGTCGCCCCCACGCGTCAGCGTATGGAACAGGTCGCTCGCCGTCTTGCGCTCGATCACTATCTCGGTGGTCTTGCCAAATATGGAATAATCTCCAGCAATCAGCTTCTGTTTCTTGACCTTCGCCAATGGAAACTCCCATGGCGTCTGCTCTCTTGTGTCCACCAAAATCGTCAGCACGTCCTACCCCCTTAATGTGGACGAGGCTTGCCTTCGTTCGCCACGGCTCGGTGAAGGCAAGCCCCGTCGCACATCCGATTTGAGCCTGAAACCTAGGCCGCCTTTTTCTTGAGCACCACTTTCTTCGCGGCCTTCTTCGCCGGCGCCTCCTTCTTGTGCGCGGCCCCCTGGTTGATAGCGTGCAGCTTGCCGTCCATCCCCTTCAGCTTCCCCTGGCGGAACTTCCACTTGTACCAGGCCAGCTGCTTGGGGTCGAACAGGCCCGAGCCCGTCGCCGCCTTGATCGTCGCTATGATTTCGTCGTCCGTCGGCACGCTCGCCCGCGACAGGATCGGGATGAGCACCGAGCTCGCCGTCACGCGCGCCTTTTTCGTCTCCTTGCTTCCAGTCTTCTTCGCCATTGCACTTCCTCCTTTAAGGTTAGTCAGATTGCACTCCATGTACTTGTAGACGTCCGTCCTCAGCCTCGCCGCCGCCGCGTCCCCGGCCCTGCAGAGCAGGTACATCTCGTGCTCGCGCGGCAGCATGGGCCTGCCCGCCCTCCTCGCCCCTAGCCATGCCGCCCCGTAGAGCAGCGCCAGCCTCGTCACCCACTCCGGCGCGCCCTCCCTCGCGTCCTCGCCGTACATCTGGCGGAACCACTCGTTCACCATGAACCCGGGCAGGCCTTCGAGCTGGCGCGACATCCACTTGTGCTCGAACGACGCCGGCGACCCCGCCGCCGGGTCCGGCCCGATCCACACGGGGTCCACAGCCGCGGCAGCCTTCATACGATCCTCCCGTACTCGTAGAAGGGCATCTTCAAACCGTCCCTCCAGGATTCCACCAAGTGGCCTTCGAGCATGTGCGCGGCGGCCTCGGAGAAGCTGGACAGGTCCCTTTTGCACTTGAGGCAATGGATGTGCAATTCGCCGTCGCTCATGCGGCCACCTCTTGCCGGCGTTCGCCCACGATGACGAAGTCCCTCGTCCAACGCTTGTGCTCGTCGCACCAAGCCCAGCCGGGCAGGATGGCGAACACTCGCCCATAGATTATCGCGCCGTTGCCCTCGTAGCCTGTGATGACGGCTTCCTTAATAAGGGCGCTCATGATGCTTTACCAAGTACTAAGACGTCAACAGCCTTAACATCAGTTGAAAGTCCTTCAGTTAAAGCATCCCAAATTCCCAAGCCTTCAATTGCGTACTTGGTAAAATCTTCTTTATCAAGCACCACTACATTTCGTTTTTTCATTCATGTCTCCTTGAGTGAGGTATCAAGCTGTTTGTGAACTACATTAATATATTACATCGTATTTCAATGTTTGTAAATGTTTTTGTTCAAGTTATTTGAATCCAAAAGCCTTGAAAACAAAGCGTTTTGGCAATCCACAAAAATACTTGTAGAATAAGCCAGCTCAAGCATGCGTGGTCCGGTGCATATTTATCGCGTGCGATTAACCAATGCTCAAACCAATGCGGGCCTCTGAGTGAACAAGGTCCGCGGCGTCCCGTTCAAGCCGGGCCACAAGTTCGCTAAGGGCGGGAGGCACGGCGGCAACCAGGGCGGGAGGCCGCCCGACTGGTACAAGCGCCGCTGCGCCGAGCTCCTCGACCGCCACGACCTTTTCAAGTTCCTGTCCGACGTCGCGAAGGGCAAGAAGGAGGAGCTCCACATCACGCAGTTCGGCCGCGTCCTCCTGACGCGCGCCAAGGTCCGCGACAGGATCCAGGCCATCGCCGAGCTGAGGGACACGGCGCACGGCCGGCCCGGCAGTAACATGGACATCACCTCCGGCGGCAAGCCGCTCAGCTCGCTCCCCGACATCCTGGACGAGGCGAGGAAGAGGTCCGGGCTTTGAACGCCGTGGCCGGCCTCACCCAGGACGAGGCGGAGGTCGGGCTGATCGAAGACATGGGCAGGCTCAGCCGCGACCCCTACAAGTTTGTGCTGTACTCGTTCCCGTGGGGCGTGCGCGGCGGCATCCTGCAGGACCGGCACATCGAACCCTGGCAAACTGCTATCCTATGCGACCTGCGCGACGGCATCATTGACTATAAGGAGGCGATTCAGCGCGCGGTCGCGGCCGGCCACGACGTCGGCAAGTCGGCATTGGTGTCGTGGGTTATCCTGTGGTCGCTTAGTACGATGACCGATACCCGTGGCGTTGTCACGGCGAACACGGACAAGCAGTTGAAGTCCAAGACGTGGCCGGAACTGTCGAAGTGGTACAATCTCTTCATTGCTAAGCACTGGTTCACTTTGACCGCGACGGCTATCTTCTCCAGAATTCCTGGGCATGAATTGACTTGGCGCTTCGACGCCATTCCTTGGGATGAGACGCAGCCCGAAGCGTTCAGCGGATTGCATAATCAAGGACGCCGTGCAGTGATGATCTTTGACGAGGCATCTGCCATTCACGACAAAATCTGGGAAGCAACCGATGGCGTCATGTTGGACGATAATACCGAGTTGATCTGGTTGGCGTTCGGCAACCCGACTCGTAACACTGGGAGGTTCCATGCAGCTTTCCACCGGTTTCGACATCGTTGGCATCCTCGCCATGTTGACGCTCGTGATTGTAGTATTGCGAGCAAGGACCAGATTCATAAGTGGTTCGAAGACTACGGCGAAGACTCTGACTTCTTCCGTGTCCGTGTAGCTGGTAAGTTCCCGAAAGCAGAACCGGACACACTCATTCCGATCGACTGGATCGAACTCGCGCAAGCACGAGACATCGCGCCCGAACAGAGGCATGGGCCGATCGTCCTCGCGGTGGACGTCGCGCGTTACGGCGACGACGACAGTGTGGTGTGTCCGAAGAACGGTCGTCAAATCATGCCACTGGAGGTAGTGCATGGCTATGATACTATGGCTGTCGCTGGTCTTGTGTCTAATGTGGTTGATCAGCTTGGAGCAATCGAGGTTCATGTGGACGTTATCGGTCTGGGTGCTGGTGTCGTTGATAGGCTTAACGAGCGACTATCTGATCCTAAAGACCCTTTTAGAGCTAACGTGGTGGCGATCAACTCATCCGAGGTAGCGATGGACGAAGAGGCGTTCAACAATGTACGATCCGAAATGTGGTACGCAGCTCGCGAATCACTTAATCCGAATAATCCTGCTTGTATGGCTCTTCCTGCTGATGATATGCTCGCTGGCGATCTATCATCGATTAAAACCAAGCCTGTCGACAGCCGTGGTCGTTCAAGAATAGAGCCGAAGGAGGACACGAAGGAACGACTAGGCCGTTCGCCGGACCGTGGCGATGCGTACGCGATGGCGGTGTACAAGTCCTACGCTCGTCGCGGTAGGCCGAGCGTCGGTTGGGCGATTGCGAGTGGGAACGTCGCGGCTAATATGCCGCCTGACCCGGACTGGAGGGAATGATGAAAGACCTGTTGCTTCGAAAAATGGTATTGTTAGAACAAGGCAATCCGTACTATGACGAGCGCGGTAGATTCTCAAGTTGCCAAGATTGTGGTGCTGTGCATATAGGCAGCAACAAGAACGTGCAACGTTCGAAGTCTGTCATTGATGCGCAGCATGCGAAGTTGAAGCTTCACCAAACGGAGTTGGTGAAAGCCCGCACACAAGCCGACGTTGATCATGCTTTTAAGAAGATTAATGCGACGAAACAATTCCTCCGGCATCTGCACACGAAGGGGTTCATGGGAGATTAATGAATCTCCGAGACTACTTTCGCCGCATAAAGTGCTCCGTCAAGCAGGCACAAGAAGCTTGGCGCAATACAAGGTTCGAATCATCTCCCGGCGACCACTTCGATGCCACGAACTTCGGCGAGGATGTGAAGGGTGCATCTATCCTCGAGCATTATGCTCCGGCCGCACGATCTATGCCAGGTCGTCAGGACCTTGACTTCGACCCGGAGAAGTACACGAAGGAAGCGGAGCGCTTCGATCCTGAAACCTCCATAACCCCAAATTGGTTCATGAGGAAGGTGGCCGCTGGCGAGGCGCGTGTGCACACCGCCTATCTGTTCGAGGCGAAGTTCAACGGCGGCGGGAAGGTCCTGAAGGAGTCGAAGAAACCGTTCCGCATTGTCCCAGTGTTCGGGCACGAGCGATTCATGCAGAAGTTCGACCAGACCGGCGCGGCATTGAGGAAGCTGAGGGAGTCGCGCCGCATGCCGATGAAGGAGGACTTCAATACGGGCCTTCCTTATGGCTGGGGGCAGGAGCAAACGTATGGTCCGTATGATCCTAACCAGTACACGGAGTACGCGCCGCTCCTCGGTGGATATTTCTATGCGCAGATGTACTTGTCCGACATGCTCAAGCAAATGGCATATGCGTTCGAGGCTTGGAACCACAACCCGATCGGGCACCGTGCTATAAATGCTCTGGCGGAGTACACCCTCGGACGTAGGTTCGACTGGAAGGTGAACAAGAAGGCGAAGGACTTCGACAAGAAGGAGAAGCTGTGGGAGGACTTCGCGAAGGGGGTCAACCTGCGGCAGCGCCTCAGTAAATACTGGGTGCGCGAGGGCCACATCTTCGGCGAGCAGATGATCAACCTCCAGAACTACCAGTCCATCCACCCGGCGACGGTGTGGGAGATCGTGACGCAGCCCACCGATATCAGCAATGTCTACTACTACTATCGCAGCTACCCGACGCAGTGGCAGATGTTCACCGGTTTTGATGTGAAGGGTGCGCCGGGGTCGAAGGACGTGCGGCCCCAGGACTACATCATCGAGCAGATCCCCTACTCCCAGGTCCTCCACACGAAGAAGAACTGCACCAGCTTCGAGAAGCGCGGACGGTCGACCCTGTTCTCCACGCTGGGCTGGCTCAAACGCATCAAGGACCTGTACAATGCGCAGGTCACGCGCGAGCAGATGCTGGCCGACTACGCATGGGATGTCAAGATCAAGGGTGGGGCCGGAGACGTGTCTGCTTTCATAAGCGCGTACAGCTCCATTCCGAACGGCAGCGGCAACCAGTTCGTGCACAACGAGGCGGTGGAGCGTACGGTCGTCTCGGCCGCACAAGGTGCCACGGGTCGTGGCGGAGGTTCAACAGCCGGTGATGCCATCCTCGCTTTCATAGCTACGGCACTCGGATTCCCCAAGGACTTCTTCAACGTGATCGCTATGGGCGGCGGTTCAAGGGCGACAGCTCTTGTCGCGGCGGAGCCGTTCACGAAGGTGATCGAGGACGGCCAGTCAGACATCGAGTATCTGCTGCACCGCCTGTTCGAGCATGTGTGCGAGAAGAACGGACTCGACTACGACGATGAGGACGTCGAGTTCACGTTCCCGTCAATAACGAAGGATACGACGAGCGAAGCCGTGGCCAACATTCAAACGGGTTTACAAGAAGGATTCATCTCCAGAGAAACGGCTGGCACCTTGTACTCTCAGGAAATGGGAATTTCTACCTACGATTATAACGAGCAGCAGCAGCAATTGAAGAACGAGCAAGCGCGTGGCGACATTCTTGGGCCGATGCCTGCACCGGCCGGACGCAATGGCGCCGGTGGGAAACCGGAAGACGAGGGGCCAGAGAACGCGATCGGCGGGCAGGGCGGGTCGGACATCCACGGCGACGGCAAGCAGGACTTGGAAGACAACATCACGAACCTGTAGGAGGGATCATGGCGACGAATGTGTACACGTGCCCCAACGACGGAGAGCTTCTGGTGATCGAAGTGGCGTCGTTTGGCAAGACTGCGACCCCGCAGACGGAGTACTTGCGGTGCCCGTATTGCCGGTACGTGATCGACTCCCCCACCGCGAAGACGACCTTGAAGTCGGTGACCAGCGAGACGTACAAGCCGCCGAGCAAGGTGGCTGCGGCACCGCAAGCGGCGAACACCAACAAGTCGACTAAGGGATAAATGGGATACCCGAAGCAATCATCGACCCTGTCACGACTGTACTACGAGACGCTGTCGGCACTGGACCGTGTGCAGGAGACGGGCAAGAACCAGGTGATGAAGACCTGGATGAGCATCCGCCGCGACCTCATGGCGCATATCGCCGAGGCGTACCGGCACTGCTCCAGGAAGGAAACGTGGACGGCGAACGAACTGCGCCCGTTCCTCCCTTATCTCCGCAGCCGGTTGCGCGGGTCGCTGGAGCAGTTCCAGGCGCAGGGCGTGGCGTTGGCGAAGAAGGCGTTCAACGACACCTACAACGAGGCCATGCTGCGGCACGCCTGGATGCTGGACATGGTTACGCCTCCCTCCTACAAAATCGCGATCCCCAAGCATCGCATCCTACACGAGTCCGCGATCGAGGTTGGCGTGGCGGTGTCGAAGTACGGGCAGGACTGGGTGAGCCGGTGGTCCCAGTGGTCCGACGCATGGGAGGACGCGCTGTCCCATAACCTGATGCTCGGCGCCATGAACCAGAGCAGTATCCGTGACGCCATGGATGAGGTGGACGCCACCCGTGCCGGCACGCCGAGCAAGCCGCTGTGGAACGCGATCGACGGCATCATGAACTATGAGAATTTGGCAGCGGTTTCCTCAGCGGCGTCGGACCTCGCCGATTTGAACGGTGACAGTGTCGACGAAGAGGTGTGGAAAACTCGCGGTGATCTTCGCGTGTGCGATGATTGCAGTGAACTGGACGGTACTCCGATCGACGAAGACGACGCCTACCCTCCACTTCACCCGAACTGCAACTGCTACACATTAGTCGTACCAAGGAGCTACGTGGAACTGCTGCGATCGGGGGACGACGCAGACCGAAAGCTCGCGCGGGACATGATGGCGCAGGGCCTGGTCCCGAACTCGCTTGTCATCCGTGGAGACGACGGCAAGATCGCGGCGCAGGCCATCGTGGACTTCGGCAAGTGGAAGAGCGGGCAGGGTTTCGCGGTAAGGTCTGAGTAATGAATATACCGAAAGAAGCTGGTTGGTATTTATTGGGTATTGGATCAGTATTTATTTTCGGTTTGGTATTCCTAGCCAAGTCCCATAAAAGGTGGTGGGTTTACTGGAAGCAGCGGGCCGCGAGCTGGATCTTTAACTACCTCTGGCGGGACAAGGACAGCGGACTGGCCGACATGATCGAGACCAACATCAACGCCAGGGCCGTCGCGGCGCTCATGAGCTTCCTGGACTCGGAGGGAATCCTGCACTGCGCCTACTGCCCCAACCGCTTCCGGCTGAAGGAGTACAAGGGCAAGCGCCTGTGCGACAAGCACCTTGAGATCGATCAGGTGCGGCAGGTCCAGATGGACCAGAAAGAGAAGCTGGCGATAATCAAATGAGCGAAACCGTAGCGCAGGAACTGGTAGACAAGAAGCCCTTGCTCCTCCAGAAGATCGAGTCCAACGAGGACCTAGCGAACGTCTTGATGGCGCTGCTCGGCAGGTTAGTGCTGGAGTGCACGTCGAAGGGGTTCAAGCTGAACGCCATTCGGTTCAGCGACCTCAGCGAGAAGGACGGCAGGTTCCAGGCGCGTATCAGTTACCTGCAGAACTCGCTGTTCGTCCCGACGAAGACTATCCAGCCGCGCAACGACTTCATATCGTACCTGGCGTCGAAGAACTCGGCGTTGGTGGCCGTCCTGCGGGTCAACGAGCACGTTGCCAAGCTGTTCGAGACGCTCGTGGCTCGCATCGAGCAGTACGCGTTCCACAAGTCCATCCCGTTCAACGAGCTGCAGGTTCTGACGAACGGAGCGTTTATCTCCAGGGACAATGACCTAGTTATTACGGTTGGAAAGGAGGACGTCCATGTCACCGAATCAAGAGGACTCAAGAAGTTCTTCGGGATTAACTGAGGAGGAGCATATGGTCCTCGTGTCGTTCCGGAGGCTGAAGGACAGGAAGCACGGCGACCTCCAGATATCGGTGGTGAACGGGTCCCTGGTAAAGATCTGGGAGGTCGTCAAGCACGACCTTCGGCACAACATCCGGGAGGCCGTATGAAACTGCTGAAGAGGATGATGGAGGTGGCGCCGCCGGGACGCGAGCCGCAGGTCCGGGCCTTGAAGAAGAACCCCAAGATCGACAACCCGTTTGCCGTGGCATGGGCCAGTTACAACGATGAGGCGAACGGTCAGGGGTCGTTGTCGCAGAACCTGCGGGGCAAGAAGAAGCAGTCGAAGACCCCGCCGCTGACGGACATCCGCGAGCACGAGGAGGGCTGCGAGTGCGAGGACTGCCAGTCGTTCTGGCACAAGGAGGACGAGCCCTTGAATCCTCTCCAGCACCAGTCGTTCACGGACACCCGTCCCTACAACCTCATCGAGGCGCTGCCGTCCACCAACACTCCTGGCCAGGTCCAGGAGGGGCCGAAGGTGAAGTGCGTCCTCATTACCGAGGGGCTGGGCAACCGCCTGGACATGAACTACTACGGACCGGAGGCGATATCGTCCGGACCGGCCCTGTTCGAGGGCGTGCCGTGCTTCCTGGACCACCAGGCCGAGAGCGAGTCGCAGGACAGGCCCGAGCGCAGCGTCCGCGACAAGTGCGGGTACTTCAAGAACGTGCACACCGAGAACGTCGACGGCCTGCTGGGGCTCGTCGCCGAGCTGCACTTCGATTTGTCCGAGACCGGCAGGCTGGCGTACGAGAAGGCCCTCACCGCCATCCACTACAAGCAGGAGATGCCGGACACGGAGAGCGAGTATGTGGGGCTGTCGATCACGGCCGACGGCGACCGCGAGCCCCGCACCATGACAGTAGAGAACGAGACCCTCGAAGTTAAATATGTGACAGCGTTCACCCGAGTCGGCTCCGTAGACCAAGTGACGAGCCCCGCACGGGGCGGTAGATTTCTAGCCGCTCTGGTGGAAAGTGCCGCTGGAGCATTAATGAAAGGAAAGGAGACACGCATGAAGGTGATTGAGCGTCTCAAGGCGGCACAATCCGCCCTGAAGGAAGCGCTGACCGATAAGGACATCGCCGAGAAGAACAAGAAGAAACTTCTCGAGTCCGATGCACATCTGGCCAAGCTTCTGGAGGAAGCGATGAAGGCTGCTGAAGAGGCTGAGGAAGAATCAGGGGAAGAGGAAGAAGCGGACGCCGCTCCCGAACCTCACGGTGGTGTGAAGCCGGGTCACAAGGTGACCAAGACCGTGACCATCAAGCACGATGGCCCTACGGACGATGGGGACGACGGGGATGGAGACAGTGATGGTGACAGCGAGGGATCCAAAGAGGAAGAAGAAGAGGAAGAAGAGTCTTCGGAGTCCAAGCGCGGTTACCTGAAAAGTCTCTTGAAGGAAGCGGACATCCCAAAGAAACTTTGGGGTTTGGACAAGTTGATGAAGCTCAGCCTTAAGGAGGCTAAAGCGGAGATCGAGGAGAAGCAAGCCTTGGTCGAGTCGATCCGCGAAGAGCGTGAACTGTCGGAGACGCCGGTGTCGTTCGGCGCTCCGCTGAGCGAATCTGAGGAAGGCGATCAGGGCAGCCTGAACCACCTGTTCTCTGGTTGCTCTGAGTAAGGAGATATAAATGACATCTCCAGTTAATGCAAGGTTCGCTGACAAAGGGTTCGGGTACGTTTACCCCATTGATTCGACAGGCAGCTACGACATCAATGCGGGTGACCTGGTCTGGATGGACACTTCCGCGCACGTAATTAAACCGGCGGATACTGACGCGCACATGGCCTACTTGGTTGGGTACGCGTACGACTCCAGCTTCCTGAACCTGTACGGGACGAAGAAGTACGACCCCGGAGTTGTGGCGGTGTGCACTGGCGTGGGTAAGTTCAAGACCACGGCGGGCGACACGTACCACCACGGCGACACGTTGTACTTGGGTGCGGATGCGCAGACGGTGACCAACACGGTGGGCGGCAACACCCACCCGATCGGTTACGTCTACCTTCCGTTTGGCGGCACGGTGTCTGGTGCGACGGGGACTATGATTGAGGCCATCATTCAACCTCAGTTCCCGACGACCGGCGTAGCGTAAGGGAGGAGGACCTAAATGCCTGATACATTAGACAAAAAGGAAACCTGGTTCTCCGAGAACGAGAGTACGGGCTACGTCCTCCGTAACACGAGGCTCCGCGAGTCCAACCGTCGTATGGAGAAACGCCTTGACCAGGCGTGCCAGCGTAAGTTCGCCGAATCCATCGCGCGAGCTTATCGGGTGAATGTGATGGACAAGAAGGTGTTCAAGTTCTGGGACGACGAGGCGCAGGAAGCCAACATGATGTTCTCGCAGAAGAAATTCCGCGAAAGTGTTTACAACATGTGCTACAAACTGCGTGAGGCAAACGCCGAGGGAGCACTGCAGCAGCTCCTGCGTGCCCAGGTGTCGACAATCACCAACGGGTACTACGAACTCGTCGACGTGGTCTATGATTCCATCTACCAGATGGCTCCTAGCTCGCACGCCATCGAGCTGTACGCTCCGGTGTACCGTGGAGACGTTCCGCGGCGCATCCTGCGCGGACAGACGTACCCCGAAGGACGAATCGTCGGATCTGACCTCCAGTTGAAGAACTGGAAGTACGGTATCATCTACACCTTTGAGCGCGAGCTCTGGGACGATGAGACCACCGGCATGGTGGCGACACGATCAAAGGACGGCGGCGAGCAGATGAAGATCCTCATGGAGGCTTGGGCGATGCAGAAGTTTATCGGCACCGCTGGGGCCTACGGAGACGATCCGATCCCTGCCTCGGAAACGCAGCCCTCGGATGAGTCGAACTGGCCCTGGACGCTGTCGAGCGCGACGTTCGTCGGTGGCGGCTGGAACAAGTTGTCCCCGGTTGCCTTCGACATTGGACCGCTCCAGGCGGCAGACCTGCAGTTGATGCAGCAACTGGATAAGCTGGGCAACAAGATGCTGGTTAAGCCGAACACCC